TTGTTGTTAGGGAAGTTTTGTTGATTTTCTTGCTCTAATTGTGTTTTATTTAATTGAGACATCTCTTTATATATTTATATATGTTTATATATTTCCAATATCAAATCCACTACTGAATCCACTACTGAATGCTCCTCTTTGAATTGGAGGTGATTGGGTTTGACCTATCGTTTGATTAACAAGCGCTCCCTTACAACATTCAACTGTGTATATATCAGAATCCACGCACAAACAACCTCTACGTTTGGTTTTACCAGTTGCTCTACCTCTAGTTGGACCAAAGTAAACACCTGAATTCTTTCTTTGGTTTTGATTACTCGCTGGTGTTGGCATGTTATGGATTTTTATAAATTAGACCGATACCCTGTGCGCCCAATGTCTTATCACAACATTTAATGGAATAAGTGTTTTTATTTCTACATAAACACCCCATTCTATTACCTTTCCTAGGCGAACTGAACGATACCGTTGGTTCGTTTTTAGGTTTAGGGACTGGATAAGTTTTGAGCTTCATAGGATTACTTTATCTTTTAACAATCTGAATCCAAAAAATAATACATTAAGATGCTTGTATCTTCTTCATCGCTTGTCTATGTAACAAATCCTCTAATTGAACTTTATCAGCCTGATATGCTAACCATAGTAAGCATTTTTCTAATGGTTCTTTCACCACCGAATCCATCATTAGGATATTGTTTTGTGCCAATTGGATAATTGATGAGTAAGAACGCCACTTTTTTCCAAAGTTGATTTGATGCTCCGAGGTACTTCCGTCAATTCCATCAAAGAGTTCAGGGTATCTTTCTGCAAGTCCTCGAGTAAACTCTTGAAAAAAAAAAGTGCTCCAAAGTGTACATCCATACCCACTTCCATAAATTTCTCTGGATATAGTGCACCATCATATACTTTTGTATCGTATAATGCTCCTTGCTTCTTTACAACAGGTCTATATAGAATACTCATAATCTCAGCCCACTTCTCATCTACACCTACTGTTTCGTACTTAGATATATCCACATACGCACCATACGCCATATTAGATAGGTTAGGTTCAAATCCATATTCTACTCCATCTATTGTAATGAATCGTTTTAGAGGATGTTCAGCTTTGTTAAAGAATCCCTCTAAATCCCTTTTGATTGCCACATAGGTATCTATATCCATTTGGTTTAGATATTGTACTGGGAACTTACATAGATGATGGAATAGACAAGCTGTAATTGCTTCAGGCTCATCCTTATATGTTTCCATATCCTTTCTTAGTGCTAAGTAATCTTTAAGTGTTACTGCTTCCCAACTGGTAGGTACTTTTAATATTATCTCTTGTTTCATATTATTTTCTTTTATATAGCTTTACATAGTGAGAATCTATTCCATTTCCTTCTGAATATACTTCTTCATGTGTTTGTAATATCCAATCTAATAGCTCTACTCCCCTATCATCATACTGAAATAAGAAGTTATGGAATTCACCTACTATGTATTTTACTCTGCTTAAATCCTTTTTGTATAGGAAATCAAATTCAGCTCCTTCACAATCTATTTTTAACAACCCAACTTCTTTATCTCCTATAAGGTCTTCAAATGATATGGTAGTTACTTCTTCATAATCACCATACCATCCATGTCCATTTTCTCCATTAACAAATTGTAGTGTACCAAAGTTGCCTGATAGTGTATCATTATCACCATCACCCCAATACTTTTGTAGTTTGATAACCTCACCACTTCTTTTACCAACTGCATTTCTACTATAAGGACCTTCATATCCATTTAATTGTAGTTGTTCACAATTGTAAACTGATGGTTCTACTAAATGCCAATTATTGAATCTCCATTTCCAAGCATTCCAAAATCCACCAACGTTACCACCAATATCTAAAACCAATTCATCTTTTTCTATATCTACCATATCAATAGGGTATCCTGCGCATTCTCTTGTTACAGTTTGATACCAATCCTTTGGCTGATTATTTGCCACTAATTTTTCTACTTTCATATTATGCTTTATTTGATTTAGGTGTTGTTATTACTTTACCTTCAGGTACAGCCCATTGTTCAGGATTGATTAATCCTCCTACCATTTCAAATTCAGCCGATTGGACTGGTACATTGGTTATATCTACCGTATTGATTTGTCTTTCCAATACTGTCCTCAATTTGTTTTGTGCAGAGTTTCTTTGTTGTATTGTAGCAGATAGATAAGCCTTAGAAGCTTTTAGTTCTTCCATTATCTTAGCATTTTCAGTTTCCAAATGATTGATGTATGCTGCCATCTCCATTACTTGTTCTTCACCAATTAAGGCTTCACCTATTTTAAGGTATTGTTTATCTTCCATATATTTCGTTTTATCGTACTCTAATTACATATTTTCCTTTTGCAGTTGCCACTTGTGATAATCTCATCATAGCTGCATACCTGGCAGCATCAATGGCGTGGTTGTTGAAATCAATAGGTCTATCTAATTGTTTTCCAAATCTATCGGTTTCCCATTCGTATCCATAGAATTCATTTACTATGTTTTGGCACGTGCGTGGTATATTGATTGAATAGTTTTGTAGAACCTGAATACCAAAGTTAATACTATCCTTTCCTTTTACTACCGGTCTTATATTAAATCCTAATCGGTATAGTTCTTCTATCAGACGAGGTTCTGCACTATCAGCCCATATCTCCCATCGGTTATCTCCAATGATTGATTTTAGTTTAGCTGCAATATCATTTGTTACCAATCCTCTTTCGTAACAATTCTCAACAAGATAGATTTCTCTATCCTTTCTAAATAGTGATACAATAGCTGTTGGGTCATTACTATATCCAAAGTCCATTCCCACACATACAAACTCTGCATCATCCGGCACCCAATCTATTACATTGAATTGGAATACAGCCTTATCGTTTTGTACGAATTCACCTAATCCATATACTCTCCATGCTTTTGGATTTGTTCTTTCCAAAGCCTTAATACTATTCACCACTTCCCTTTCCAAATACGGATTGTTCTTAAATGTAGTGAAGTATTGTGTAGCATCTTCTATACCTCTAATCCAATGGTGTGGGCTAATGGTAGGGTTTAAACTTAGGATAATAGGACCTGTACATCTTATTCTTAGCTGAAACCAAGACTCCTCATCTATTTCGTTTGCTTCTTCCAACCATAGAATAGAAGATTTTAATCCTCTTAACTTTTCAGGGTTATCCGTACTGATGAATGATATTGTAGAGCCTGTATAGAATTCATATATCCTATCTGTCTGATTGAAATCATTTGGATTCCACAATTCCAAACTACTCATTATATCTTCAAAATCTTTTACAATCGTTCTCTTTAAGGATGGGATTGTTTTACGAACTATTACTACATCCTCCTTACCTTCCAAGCACTTTACTATTATCCATTGTAATAGAGCGTATGATTTGCCTGAACGAGTACCACCATAGTGTATTGTTGTACGGGTTGGTGAATCGTTTTGGTTTTGGTATGTGATTGTGGTATTAATTTCTAAATTCATCTTGTAATTTATATAATTCACCAAGCATACTAATATAGCTTTTTAATTGTTTATCTTTTATAATATCTTCCGTTGTTATATTAGCTAAACAAATTAATTCATTTGCTGTATCGTACATATACTGATATGGATTATGTGTAATATATCCTTCTGATAATATATTAGTAAGATTATTAACACCTATATCAGCTATTAATTTCTTTTCTATATCCAATGCTTTTTGTTCTGATAGATTTGTATATGGTAACTCTACATTATAATCACCAATTCTATTTACAAACTCTTTCCAATCCGCATTTCTATTAGTTGACCAAGCTCTTTTACCTTTACCTTTGCCAACATAGAATGGAATACCATCTTTTGTTTTGTGTATATAAACGTAGTAATTATTCATTATCTACTTGCTTTTGGGTGATGTTTACTGAAATTTGATGTATTCTTTGCTCAACCTCCGCCTTCATTTCTACCCTACTCATCTTCGGCATGTGGAACTCTAACATCTTCAATGCTAAATCAACTGCGCTCTTTGGGTCTTTCTTCATCATCTCCTCCATAATCTTTGGTAAATCATCCAATACCCTATTGGTAGCACGAGCAATTGATAGCTTCATCATCTCCGTGCTACGATTTACAGCCCCCTTTGGGCGCCCCTTACTTATTGTGTTACCTTTCTCAAATTTTGCCATTTAACGGAAATTTATCGTTATTTAATCGTATATACAGATATATAACAACTCTATGTACCTTTGTATTTATCCCTTTTAGAATGGGTTCTCTAAGTTATCCTTTAAATGTTTCTTAATCTTCTTACAATTGAGATAGACTGTGGATTTGGATAGCTTCAATTCTGATGCTAATTTCTCAAATGTCATCTCTCCATCAAATGCGTACATCTGATATATCTTTGAGGGTGCCCATAGCCGTGTCCTCTCTAATCTTTTTAATTCCTCTACCATTTGGTTATATACATTATCAATCTTCTCGTCCGCATCTACATCGTATTCCGTTTCTACTTCATCATAGGAATCGGATAGTTCTACATTTCGT